ACGATAATAAAAAACTTTTTATCAAAGCTGAATATCCGATTGAATGTGATCTGTTCGGTATTGATGATCAGGCCTCAATCGGTAAATTACAAGGGCCGCAATACGGCACAATTTGGCTGGAAGAACCGGCGCCGATTCACGAAAAAGTTAATGCCGGTTTGCCGCGCGAAGTATTTGATATAGCCATTGCCCGATGCGGCAGGCAGGCAGGTAGCATTCCCAATCTACAAATAACACAAAATCCCGCCGACGAAAAACATTGGACATCAGAACTTATTGATGAACCGGAAGAATATATGGTTGCCGACGATGGCACAGTGATTACCAAGCGAACTTTCCACATCGCAAAAGGTGAAAATAAATTTTTAACCTCACTGCAACGCGCCGCGAACATGGCCGCCTTCAAAAACGATCCCGGCAAATGGGCGCGATATGTCGAAGGTAAAGTCGCTTCGGTTAGCCAGGGAATAACTGTTACACCGAACTACGGTGAATCATTCCACTTTAGCCAGAAGATACTACCTGTTCATCCTAAACTTCCCGCTTTTCGTTTTTGGGATGGCTACCAGCATCCATGCTGCATTATTGCCCAGTATAATCCTGTCGGCCAGTTGGTTGTGCATGAGTGTTTGGATATGCCCGGCGCCGGCGTGAAGGAATTAATCCAGGATAAGTTGAACCCTTTGCTGTTTACCCCGAAATTTCGCGACAAGATAGCCCTGTGGCGAGAGATTGGCGATCCATCTATGAGGACATCAGACCAAAGCACAGTAACCATGACTGCGGCAAAGACGATTGAAACATTATTAAAGACCCGGTTCGAATCCGGGCCTACCCGCTGGAACAACCGGATTGAGCCGCTTAATCAGGCATTAACAAAAACCATCAATGCCGGCATGCCGCTGATTATAATATCCGCCTCCGCCGCTCTTTTACATAAAGCATTAAAAGGCGGCTGGCATTACAAGAAAGATAACAATGGAAAGCGCATGGGCGATACGCCGGTGAAGAACGAATATTCTCATCCTGGTGACGCCTTTGCTTACGGCATATCTATTCTGATGCCTTACAGCGTCAGGGATAATTACAAAAAGAACAAAGATTCTGCTGACCGATTAGCCCGGATGAAACGAGCCACATCGTATGGCCCCGGAGCCGCTACCAGTTACACCCAACCAGGCGCGATGATGAACGTCGGCAGATAGAGAAAGAGAGAAATTATGACCGAAAAAGTTAAAGTAAAAAAGGGAAAAGAATCGCGGCGTAAGGAACAATTCTGGCCGATGAAATCCGGCGGCCCGTATTCCAAAAACGAAGGCGACGCCGTGGAAATATTTAAATGCACAGATTGCGGAGCCGAAACAGAACCGGAAAGGGGGCACAGCGGATCACCTAATAAACATCTATGCAGCAGAAATTGCTCATGTAACAGCAGCGATTGGAAACCCGGCGCAGGATTATCGCGTGCCGCCAAACAAAACTTTGACCGTATATTTCCCGAAGCTCCCGGAGCAGGATTATAATTATGGAAAGAATTTACGATATTACCCAAGACCCGGCGCAAGAACTACTGGCCAGAAAACGAGAAATCGAACGCGCCACAGCGGCCATTGTTTCCGGGCAGGGCATTGACGATCAGGAAATGAAAGAACGTCAGGCAGCCTCCGACGCTTACGCCGGTGAAAACGAACAGCATTTTGCCGCCTATTTGCAGGATTGTATTGACCAGTCAGTACGCGCTAATGCAGAAATCCGCAAGACGCAGGCGCATTGTTACCGTGTTTATCTGGAAGATGAGCCGGTTAACTATGCCAAGAAGGACGCATGGCAATCACGCATTGTTGTGCCTAAACCATTCGGCACAGTGCAATCAGGTGCCTCGGCAATTAAGCGCGCCTTTACGCCGAAGTTCTTATCGGTGAACAATGTTAAAGACAAACGCTCGGCCGAATTCTGGAAGAAAATATTAGACATTCACTTAAACGAACAACACGGACGATTTGTCCTACGATTTACTGACGCCACCACAATGGCGCTGGCCGTCGGGATTAGTATGGAAATGATTCCGCAATGGATCCCCGGCGCCGGATTATCGTTTTCGCTCATCGAACCATGGAAAATACACCGCGATCCTGATGCCACCTCCCGCGATCCGCAAAGCGGTTTATACTGGATACATCAAGAATGGCTGGATTGGCACGTTTTAAAGGCAGGGCAAGAATCCGGAAAATATTTCGATGTCGCACGAGTCAAAGAAAACGAACAAGCCATGCCGAATAACCCCTGGCTAACACAGGAAGCCATCTCCGCTCGCAAGGGCATGATCTGGGAACGATCACAATATCGCCCCATGATACTAACATCCGAATTCTGGGGAACGGTTTTGTCGCCCAAGGGCGAAATGTTACTGCCTAATGCCCGCTTTACCTCTGCTGCCGGCAGGATTATTGAAAAGCCAACCGCCGTAACCTACAAAATGCTGCGCTGGCCCGGATCTGCTTTTTCACCCATGCCGGATTTATTAAAGTTTAATGGCCGTGGATTGCTCGAAGGTGTTTTAAGCCTTTGGGAAAGCATGTGCAATCTCTTGTGTATGCACCAGGATAATTTACAATGGATAGTAAATCCCATGAGCGAGATCAATGTTGACGCGCTGGTTGATCCAGCCGATACCGAAACATGGCCAGGCAAAGAATATCTGGTGCGTGAAACAGTTGCCGGGCAACAAGCCGTCCGCAGTGTTCTGCGCCGCAGCCAGACCAATGATGTTTTGGCCAATATGCAATATCATGATCAGAATTATCAGCGCGGCAGTTTTGTCAGCGATGCTGTCCAGGGATTACCCGGATACCGCAAAGACATGACCTATCGCGAAGCCTCGATGAATCTTGACCAGGCATTAGGAGTTTACTCCCTGATGGGAGAAAATATTGAATCCGGCGCCATTTATGCCATTACCGCCGCTGCCGAATTCATCTCCAAATACGCCACATACCAGGATTATTCAACAGTGTTTACCCCGGAAGAACTTGAACACCTGGGCATTACTCCTGATACTGATCCGAATAGCACCAATGGCGTTGCCGGAGTACCGCCACTGGATGGCTCTTTCCATATATCCGGCATCCAGGCATTGATGAAAGAAAACGAAGCCCTGGTTAATATTGAGAAGTTTATTATCCCACTTTCAATGAATCCCATGTACGCGAAATATCTACGGCCATACAAAACATTGAAATCTATTGAGCTGCGAACGAACCTGCGGGATGAAGAAATCATCGTGGATGAAGAAACTGCGTTACAAATAGACGAGACGGAAAAAATGATGGCGGCAAAGTTAAAAGAAGAACAGGCGAAAGCGGCAGCGTTGGCAGAAGAAAAGGCGAAAGCGGAAGCACTGGCGCAGGAGCAAGAACAGAGCATGGCCAAGGCACACAGCATCGCCGATTTGGCCGGCAAAATAGATAAAGTAACGGCCAAAGAGCAAATAATGAAAGAAGGCGGCACACCGCAGGGAGAATTAGCACAATGAAATCAGGCGCGGATATTGACATTGTAACAGGGAAGCCAATCGAGCAGGTAACTTCCACACGTGAATCGGAAAGACTTGCCCGCGATGAAGAGATATTAAAAGCCAAAGCGGAATTTATGGGCATGACCACAAGCCCGGATGGGAAAAAACTAATTGCCCTGGTGCAGTCGCGTTTGCATACGCGCATTGAAGCCTTGGTCATTAGCGATCCAGAAGCCCATTGTCTAATAAATTTACTAACCGATCTGGGCATTAAAGAGAATGAAGCAAAGAAAGCGGCGGAACGTTTGACCGCGCAGAAGATTAGAAAAACAGACTGAAGCTGTTTAGGCTGAAGGCTGAAGCAATATTTAGAAACCTTTCCTGATCAGAAAGGTATAGCAAAAAAAGAGGCGTATGTCGGCAGCCGACCCGACGTATTGCCTCTTTTTTGCGTTTGAAGATATCCAACGCCCTTTGGCGTTAGAAATATCCGGCCCCGGAATTTCCGGACTACGCCGGCAAGAAAGGAAGATTATATTTATGCCAGAAACAGCAGCAGCACAAGCGCAGACTACGCCTGATCTGGATGCCATTATGCAGGAAGGGCTTCAGCAGTTCGATGTTACACCTGAACCGCCGGCAGCCGAACCTAAAGATGACAAACAGCCAAGCCCTGACGCAACGGCCAAAGCACCAGCAGCACCCGCTAAAGATTCTTCCCCTGCGCCGGCTCCTGACGCAAAACGTTTTACTGATCAGGAAGAAGCGGAAAAGGGTTACAGGAATCTATTTGCGGAATTTACCCGCGTATCCCAGAAGAATAAAGAATTAACCGGGATACTCACCGCGCAACAACAAACCGAACAGCAGCAAAAAGTAGAGGAAAAAGCCACACAAGATTTTGAGACGTTCGCCACGGAACGCCGCACCAAACTCTTAGATGAGATAGATGCGCTGGATCCGGATTCGGCAGATTACCGCAAGCAAGTTGCTTCCGCCCAGGCCCGCACGGACCGGGATATACTGCAAGCCAGCATGAAATATGCCTCCATTGCCAGTCTCCCGACTACTCCGGCGATTACGCCCGCCCCGGCAGCACCAGCACCATCCGGTAACGAACCCTCAACCGACCAGATCACCGCGTATGTGCGGGAGGCAATCACCGCTCCCGAAATCGGGCTTGCCGCCGACGATATTCTTTTTTGGAATTACGCCGCCCAGGCCCCGGATAAAGACGTTAACGGAAAGAGCATCCCACTAGATGAGCAAATTCGATGGGCTGTTGAACAAACTCAATCATATCACGCAAAGATTAATCCGAACGATAAAAGTAAGGAAATATCAGATGCGGCAAAAACCGCCGCCGCCAACTCGCGCCGAGAAATGCCAATAGGCCGAGCGTCCTCCGGGGCGCCTCCGCCAAGCGCCGGGGATGAAAATACACCCGTCAGCCTTAACGACGCGATCGATTCGGCTAATAATTTGCGGAGATTATAACCGATTAAAGGAGACTTAAGATCATGGGAAGAACATTTACCTGGGCATACGATGCCACAACCGGAACCTATAAAAGCCATGCCATGTCCGGCGAACTGCTGAAACTGGCGGCTTTAAAATTAAAGATCGTGCCTTTTACCAAAAAGATTAACAGTTTTGGTAAAGGCATGGGCGAGACAATCACCCTACCCTATTACAAGGCCGCAGCCGAGCCGACATCGGCAGTGCTGGAAGAAGCAACCCGCATCCCGATTGACCAGCTGCAGATGGGCGTCTACACCATCACCATCAAAGAATGGGGCCGTGGTGTAGAATTCACCTCTCTGGCCAAAGACCTCTCCGCGCTTGATCCTGATTCCGGCGCACAGAAGATGCTCAAAGACCAGATGAATTTGAGCATGGATAGCGGCGCAGCTGATGCTTTCACCGGCACCAACGCTAAGGTCTGCTTTATCCCCACCTCCCTCACGGGCGGCACCTGGGATACAGACGGCACACCCTCCACCGCAGCCACGGTCAACATGACCAAAGATCACCTGGGATGTATTCGTGATTACCTGGCCAATACCCTTCACGCGCCGTTCTATGACAGCGAATGGTATATCGGCCTGTTTGCCACCAAGGCGCTGCGTGGCTTAAAGAACGACCGCATAATACAGGCCTTCAACATGTATTTGCAGAAAGGCGATATTCTGTATCGCGGCGAAGTGGGCTCTGTTGAGCAAATCCGCCTGGTGGAAATCAACCACGAACGCGCCTTATCGGACAGCGTGGGCACCGGATCAGTATTAGGCGAAGGCGTGGTCTTTGGCGAAGATGCCGTAGGCCGCATTGAAGTGGAATACCCGCACCTGCGCGCGGACATGAATTACAAATCAGACTTCGGCCGCAAAAAAGCCGTTGCCTGGTACGGCACCGTCGCCTTTGACGTTCTTTTCCAGAGCGCCACCGACCGCGAATGCCGCATCGTCAAGATCGGATCATTGTAATGAGCCTGTGATCTCCATTTTTATGGAGATCACTAGAGCGAATTATCCCGCTTCGCTACGCTCGCGGGATGAGAAGGCTGAAACAATTAACCCGTCCGGCACAGCCCGGGCGGCCAACACATTAAAAGGAGAAACACTATGTTACAGCAAGGAATTATGTCCCTACCCTATAATCCACTGGCCGTAGGAGACGCAGCCGGTCTCGATCTTGATCAGGCAGCGGGAGATTTCGGGTATTTTATTATACCCATGAAATGCGAAGTTATACTCGCCGGCGGCGTTATCACCGAAGTATGCGGCGGTTCCGCCACACCGGAAGTTGATTTTGACCTGCGCCCCACCGCCTCCTCCGATACCAACCGTGGCGCCGCCGATATCGCTCACCTGGTATGCCTGGCCACCGCAGCCGGTAAAGTCATTTACGATAAAGTTGCCCGTGGCACAGTTTTGCTTCCGGGGCAGGAAGTTGTCGTAGAAATCAAGGTCCGCCCCACAGGTTCAGCCACCGGCCATATGCGCCCGTTCCTGTTGGTTAAGCCACTGGATGAAACCATGGCCAACCTTACCGCGATGGTAGAAACGACATAATGAGCCTGTGATCTCCACTTTTTTTGTGGAGATCACTAGAGCGAATTATCCCGCCTTGGCGGGATAAGAGAGCATAAGTCGTGAAGCGTAAATATATAACTTAACTGCCGTCCGGGATGCCGGACGGCTAAACTCAAAAGAAACGGAGAAAATATTATGGCAGCTTTAGCCTCAACAGACGTGGTCGTCACTGTCAATCCGGGAGACCGGGAAATAGCAGGAGGCGCCGCGTTTAAAAACATTTCTATCGCTTCGATTGTATTCGGTGACGGCTCTTTGACCTATCCCACAAACGGCGTTCCTTTGCCGGCAATCGGAGTATTTGGCTTTCGTAAAGCCATTCAATTTGGCCTGGTCGCCCAGGCACCCGGTGACGGATTTGTTTATAAGTATGACAAAACAAATCACAGCATCAGGGTTTACACCCAGGGTTTAAAAACCGGCGCAACAGGAGCCGGCGGCGAAACCGATACCGGCGCCTTGACGAAAAACTCCGCCGGCGCGGAAGCAACCGTACGCGCCATCAACACCGTAGCCAGCACCACCTATGATCTTGGCCCGATGATTGAGTTACCGGCAGCGATCGCTCTGGCCTCAACCACGCTGCAACTGTTGTTGATTGGAGAGTAAAAGTAGTGAAACGTATCGCGTGAAGCGTATCTCGCAGTCCTGGGCTTACGCTTCACGCTTCACGAATAACGATTAACGAATCAAAGAAAGGGTAGATATATTATGCAAACACTTTACGCAAAAGGACCAGATGGCAATACCATAACCGTACAGGTTCATCGTTCATTTCAGGACATTACCGGCGCGCACATTTTTCATCATGCCAACGGCACTTATGGCTACAAAGATGGCGCACCCGTCCGCAAGGCCGCAGAGTTGGAAGGCCTGCCGCCCGAACATCGCGCACTGGCCTTGGCCTGGTGGAAACGCACAGGAGAGGCCGCAGCGGCCGCTTATTATGGTGCACTCGCTGAAAAAGCCGCCATTCGTGCCGGTGATTTCCAGGAGACACTAGCCAAAGATGAAGCCAGCTCCGCCCTCGACAGCATTCTTTATGCTCGCCGCAGTTTAAATAAGGGCAAAAAAGGCGCAATTTCCGCACCGAAACCGTGGATGGAATATGGTTTTAGTCAGCGTCCCGATTGGTGGGGACAGGCCGCGACGATTAATTTTGCCGATTGCGCATACGAGATGCAGGATCCAATAAGCGAAGAGCCGGTAGGAACGGAAGCCGCAGGCAGCGTAGAAGAGGCATAAAAGCACGGGGTAAGAAATGGAATTGGAAGTCGGGACAACTGACGATGCGGCTTATTTATACGGTGAGGGCGATAACTACGAAGCCGCTATCACCTCGGTTGATGATTTAGTTGCCGCAGCCGACCTGTCCTTACCCAATAACCAGCTATGGGTGTTGATAGGACTAGCTCCACTGGTTGTTTCCACGCAAGCGGCAACGGAGATTAAGGATACAGAAGTTATAGGCAATGGCACGATAGATGATATGGCCGGCTTTTATTGCCACCGGCGCGGCTTTTGCTACAAGCCTTTTGTTTTAGGGGCAGCCGATCCGGACATTGACGATACTTTTGTTTCTGTATCCGGGCTTTTTAGCCTGGGCGCATTTAGCCAGGTTATACCCGGCTTAATCGAGAATACCGATTACGCTATAGTGGCATTTGCCGACAATGAAGGAGATGTGAGCTACGGGGAGGTAGTCATTGTAACAACCGGCCATACACCCGTTACAGACGCGATTCGCCGTTGCCCGTCTTGCCAGGAAATGTTTCTGGAAGACTGGGTAATGTATGAAAACCCGAATCTATGCCCGGCCTGCGGCCTGTCGCTTACGTCGAAACGGCCGATAAATTATTAATGAGCCTGTGGCTTCTGAAAGAAGCCCAAAGCGAATTATCCCGCAAAGGCGGGGAAGGAGAAATAAAATGAGTAAACCACAACCAATCACAGCCGTAGAGAAAAATCCAGAGGATAAAATATCCACCATGTCCTTACGCTTTGGCAAAGACAGCAAGGTAACACCGGATGGATTAAAAGGGATTACCATGGACGAAGAAGTCACGATCGAAGTGAAAGGCAAAGTGACAAGTTTTACTTCGTCTAAAGAACCCTGGAACTCTGGCACAAGTTTGTCTATCGCGATAACTTCATGCGAACTGGTTTCAAAATCAGGAAATGAAGAAACCAGTATGGACGATGCGCTGGAATATGCGGACGAAACAAGGAAGAAGGTTTAATGAGCCTGCTGTTTCCGAAACGCAGTGTACGGAAACAGCTAGAGCGAATTATCCCCGAAGCGAAGCGGAGCGGGATAAAAGAAATGGAAGTCAATGCGCTGCGCTTTTAAAATTTGGAGCTCATTATGAACGGCAAAAAGTTAACACAGGAATTTCTGGATTTTATTGACACCAAAGGAACTTCGATTAATTACGCACCACAGCGCCGAATCTATGAATGCCTGGATATGGCCGCCGGTATTTACTGCCGTGATACCCGCTCACTACATAACACTATTTCCCTAGCTACTGTCGCCGCCCAGCAGAACTATAATCTCCCACTGGATTTTATTGATCTGTATTTGCAAGACGCAAGTGGAAACTTCTTTATTAAATATTACAATGGTTCAAACTATAGCTGGCCTGTACTTGCGCCTTATGAATTCCTTTACCGGCAGAACCTTACCGACAATGCCGATTGCCCGGCTTATTTTTCTCTGATTGATTGCCCTACGCAACCAACACTGATTACCGGCACAGCCACAGCCGCAGGCGCAGCCGCAAATGGCCGTTGCGTTCTTACGGATAGCACTAAACATTTTTTAACAACCGATCTAGTCTATCCCCGCGATACTATCTACAACACCAACGATGATTCCCTGGGTATAATATTGGCGGTAATTGACGATACTCATCTTTACACCGCCCTTTTTGATGGTACCGGCAATGACTGGACAAACGCCGATGCTTATACAATTACACCAGGCATTAAAAAAACATTGGTTTTACCCGCGCCATCACTCACTGCTGGGCATATTATTAATGTTTCTTACGTTTGTATGCCCAACCCTGTATTCTGGGATTTTGCCCAGTGGAATTTCCCAGAACGCACCTGCCGCGCTATTGCCTCCGGTGCCGCCTCGATCTTCAAAATTAGCAAGACAGAATACAGGGAATCACAATCACTAGGCAGTCTCTTTGCCGCGGAGATTAAGCAATACAAAACCGAAATAGGCCGGCAGAAATTACAACAAGGGCCATCGAGCAGACGGGAGAGAATGTAATGAGACCCAATTTTCAGAAACGAAGTGCACTGAAAATTGATGGTCGAATTATCCCCGAAGCGCAGCGTAGCGGGATAATAAATAGCCAGAAAAAGGAGTTTTAAAATTGTCATCGGAAGAAACCAAACGACCGCAACAGCCTTTTGATTTTCGTGGCACCTGGATGCCCGGCCCTGATCCTTTGTTGATTGGCGGGAAGAACTTTGCCAGCCTGGGCAATATGGTACCTGATCCTAACGGGCTATCTGGTTGTTTAGGGTATAGTAAAATAACGACCAATCCACTTACCACATTATACCAGCACGCCCGATCAGGCATTCAACTACGGTCAAAAGATTCATTACTGTCTGGCATATTTGTTCAAGCGGAAAATACCGCCGGTACCGCCTCGGCCATATTGCAACAACTGTCCACAAGCGCGGGAGAAGATATTCCCTTAACTAATGATTTCGAAACAACGCCACTACACATTGACGCAGCAGGCGCTGGCCTGGGCCGCTTTTCACCATGGCCGAATAACTCTATTGCCTATTGTAATGGCGTAGAATCTCTTGTTTATGCCGGCCCGGAAACCTCGCCGGCCAAATTCGTGGTAGCCGACGCGCCCATGACCAATGTTTTAACCAACCCCATAGATTACACAACGGCCATTATTAATAATTTACAAACAGCCGGTAATGTCGTGCGCTTATCTGCCGGCCCTGATCTATATACCAAAGTATTTTTGTTATTTGACGATCAACCGAATCTAAGTACAACCTTCACCGATTCCAGTTACACCGGCGGCGGTCGGACCGTCCATACCTTTACCGCTCGCGGCACGGCCAAGATCAGCACATCTTATCAGAAATTCGGCAACGGCTGCGGCTTGTTTAACGGCACAGCAGATTATATCGACGCACCGGACTCCGCCGATTTTTATTTAGGCGCTGATCCTTTTACGCTGGATTTTCAAATAAGATTTACCAGCGTCGCTGGCAATCAGGGTCTATGTGGTCAGTATCAGGATGCAAATAATTACTGGCTGTTAGAATTCAGGGCACCATCCACATGGAATCTGCGTGTTAAAGACGCAGGAGCAGCCACAACATTGACTTTTTCCATGACGCCGGTCATTAATACTTATTATCATTTTTGCCTGCAAACTATCGCGACATTAAACAAGACGGTTATTTACATCAATGGCGTGGCTAAAGTGCCCGCCAGTTCATGGATAACCTTTCCGGATATTACCGGCACGTTAGAAATAGGACGCATCCGCGATGGCAGCGTTACTTATTATTTCAATGGCCGGATTGACGGCTTTCGTTTATCCCCCGGTACTACGCGCTGGCCATCACCTACCACTTTTACTCCGCCCACTACCGCAGGGCGCACAACCGGCCAGATATGGGCGGTATTTACCACACGCCCAATCCAGGCAATGAAATATTATTTAAGCAACATTAACAGCGTCGCCGGTGCAACGATATCCGCACTGTGCTGGGACGGAGTCAATTATATCACCGTGGACATTACCGACGGTACAGCGGGGATGAGAACAAACGGTGGAGTTATTTCCTTTGCATCAACAGTTGGTATTGCCGCACCCAAACTATTAGATGGCAGTTATTATTATGTCTATCAGCTGGCTATGAGTGATGGCGAGGCGGAAGTTTACCGAATTACCGTGGATGCACCAATTCAACCAGTCCTTGACCTTTGGGATGGAGTCTTACGCCCGGCAATACAATGCCGGTATTATCATGGCAGTGTCTGGATTGACGCAACCATGAACGTGATTGAAGAAACAGCCGCTGGTGTTACCGGCGATGCCGCTTATGTCGCGGACGTTAGCGCACTGACCTCGTCGGAATATATTGATCTGGCCACATCCGAAAAAGCCTGCGCGTTTAAAATTACCATGTATGAGCGCGAAACAGGCAAAGTCAACACCAATACTGTCACCTTGACCCCGTATTACTGGAATGGCGCCGCTTATGTCGCGCCACAGGGACAAGTTGACGGTACTTCGGCCAGCAGTAAGACACTGGCGCAATCCGGCTATATAACATGGACGCCGCCTGCCATCGGTAGTGAATTTGAGAAAACGGAACGCGGGGAAACTTTCTGGCGCTACCGCCTCATCCCCAGCGCTACGCTATCCGCCGCAGTCTGGATCGATAAAATTGAAGTCGTTAGCGCGCCGCAGTTAGAAAACCGTGGCTATAAGTTCCCCTTTATGTTTCAAAACCGGGCGATGCTTTGTAACCTGCAATCAACCGCCGAAGGCAATCGCGTGGATTTCGCCCTGACCAATTCTACCGAAGGCTGGAATGGATCGGAATCCAGTTCCGGCAATGGCAAATCCGCCCTTTATATCGGCGGCCCGGAAGAATTAATCTGCGCTTGCGAAATATATAATCGTTTGAATTCCTCCATCTATACATTCGGCCTTTTCTTTAAGGCTTATCACTCTTATATACTTAATGGTTATGATTTTGACACCTATAAAGATTACCCACTATCGGCCAAAATAGGCTGCCCTGCCCCACTGACGCTCGATACCTACCAGGTGTTTACATCTAAGGAACAACAAAGTTCGCGGAGCATTGCCGTTTGGCTTTCTTTCCAAGGGCCGTATATGTTTGACGCCGGTGGCCTGACGCCCATCCCTGGCATCGAATGTTACTTTGATAAAACGGATGATCGTTGCATTAACTTTGCCGCCATCGAAACGGCACGCGGCTGGTTTGACGCTGACTTCCCTCAATATAATTTACAAATACCATCCGGCACCGGACAAACCACCAATAATGTCTGGCTTATTTTTGATTTTCGGGAAAACAAATGGTATCCCAAAATACCTACTGCTACAACCTCGCCCTATCTTTGCGCCGCAGTTCGCGTATCGGACGCCCTGGAAAAACAATACATTTACGGCTTCCGCGATAACGGCCATGTCATGCGTCTGGAAAATGGCACTACGTGGGATGGTGAACCAATCGAACAACATGTGGAAACAGGCGAGATTTTGTCTTCCGGCAGCATTTGGGAAATTATCAAAATGCGCTTATTAAAAGTTGTCGGCTTGCCGCTGCCTTCCGAGACCGCTAATCTAACTGTCACAATTTATAAAGATGGAAAGACGACCGGAGAAGTTCTGGCCACAATACCACTGGCGAGCACTGATCGCGTTTTTATATATAACGATAAAGTAAATCCGGGTGATAGCTGGTGTTTCCGCCTGCGCTTTTCGACAGAAACAAGCAGCAGCACTAAAGGTATGCAACTACTGGCATGGGGCTGTAAGTATAGCGACGAGAGGACGGCTAATCGCTGAAGCGCGTAAAGAAATCACAATCCCGCCAAGGCGGGATAATTCTAGTGACGCCACGCAGAGAGCAAGTCTAACGCCGCTCGAAGCGTAGGCGGAACTATCATTAGGAGGTATAATAGATGTTACCTAATACAATAGGATCACCGAGCTTGATGAATCAGGCTATTTTACGGAAAATAGCCAAGGCTAATGCCACCGGCGGTAATGTATCGTTGGAGCAGCCGGTTACGGACTATGCCGCTGGTAAATCTGCGGCTGACGCTGATGCGTTAAAGTTTGCCACGGATTTGAACTTTAAAAAGGAAATCTTGGCCCAGGATGAAAAACAATTCCTGACCAGGTTACTTGCCGCCCGCGATGATCTGGCAACATGGTCTAAACAAAACGACCTGGCCACACTGATCTCCGCTGCCAACATGCCCGTTTCCGGCTTTGCCGCTTTTAAGCAAAGCGAAAGACAAGACAATCAAGATGAAACGGTAAAAACGATATTGGGTATGGATAGGGCGAATAACTCATTAAGAACAGCTTCGGTTGAGGAGCAAAACAAACTTATGAAGGCGACAATAGCTGAAATCCTAAAGGCAAAGCCGCCCACAAAGAAAAAATAGTGATCCCGCCAAGGCGGGATAATTCGACCTTCAAGTTTCAGTTCACTTCGTTTCTAAAACTTGGGTCTCATTACCGGAGGTAATAATCATGGCATCATTAGCACTTGCAGCAAATTCACAGATCCCCGGACTAACCGGAAGACGTTTTAAAATGCCCTACGACGCGGCATTAATGTCACAAATCCCTGCCGCCCGATCGGTGGAACAAGACCGCCTGACCAATAAATACCGGCTGGACGCGCTCAAACAAAATCAAGACCAGGTTGACGCGGATCAGTTACTTAAAAGAGACTTGGGTAAAAAACAGGAAGATGCGTCAAAAACATCCAGTTGGATACAAATGGGTAATCTGGCGCTACCCGCCGCAGCATTAATAGGACCAAAGAACATTTGGACTGGCGTCGAAAAAGTTGGCGGCTGGGCTAAAGACCTGGCGAAACCCGTTATTGATCTGGCCGGGCAAGGGAGTAAACCACTCGCCGAGGCAGCCAAATCTTTCCTGCCCAATGCCGCACCTTCGGCTTTGCCGGCTGCTGAAAACGCAGCACCGCTTGCCGCAGACGCAGCAGCAGAAGCCGAAGCGGCTATGGCAGCTCTAGCCAACCAAACCGCCGTCGAAGGCGGCGGCACACTTACCGGTCAACTCGCCAGTCAACTCGCCGCTGAAAATGCAGCACCACTGTCTGGGCAACTCACCTCTGACCTTATCGCTAAACAGTTAGCTGAAAAAGCCGCCGAGCAAACCGCCCTGCAAGTTGACGCAGCCTTAGCCTCTGAAAACGCCGCCAGCGAAGCTGCGTGGCTTGCTTCACAAGGTACCGGCAGCACTGCCGGTACCGGCACAGCCACAGGCGCGACCGCCGCTGGCACATCCGTTGCTGGTGTTTTGGCTTATATCGCCGCCGCTGAAATAGCCCGTAGTTTATGGGGCGGGCAGGGCATTCCCTGGGAAGAAAAGACCAAACAGCAAAAAGCAATGGATGCTCCGTTAGCCTTAGGCCTAACTTCCACCTTACTGCCTGGTGCCATGGTTGCACCTGATGGAACCGCCGGTTCTAAAATGCAGGGCGGAATTGCAAATGCCGAAAGAGTGGGCATGGCGCCTATTGATTATCTATTTTCCGGCGATTATTCTAGTGAGGGACTTGCTCGCGCAGAAAAACAGCAAAGAGATAACCTGGCAACACTTGAAGATAACTTTAGACACCCGTTTGGGGATGATGAACCTTCAGGTTGGGCGCAGGTAGGCAATGCGCTTCTTAATCCAGTCAATGCCGTTGTCGAAATGTTCTGCTTCCTTGCCGGCACGCCGATCATAATGGCTGATGGCACGATCAAGCCGGTGGAAGAAATTGATTTGCTCGATGATTGCTACGGCGGTGGCGTGGTTAATGCTAAAGGCGTCACCCTGGCCGAAGATATTTATGATTATGAAGGTGTTGGCGTTACCGGCTCACATGCTGTTTATGAAGATGGCGTCTGGATCCGCGTCAAAGATAGCCAAAAGGGTAAATATACGCCACCGGCAGAAGCGCAGAAAGTATATATTATTAACAATATGAGACATCAACTGCGGGTAAATGACATTATCTTTGCTGATTATGGTGAAGTGACCGACAGCGACGATATGACATCCCAGGAAAGATTGGATTATCTAAATGAATATTGTAGATTTTAATCCTGATAGGCATTACGCCGCCATGTGCGATTTCTGGCAGGCTTACGGCTGGCTTACCTGCCCACTTGACGCCCTGCCCCGCGCCGGCCGCGTTGCCGAAAATGACCAAGGTGAACTGATCGCCTATCTGGGAATGTATATCGACGAAGGACGCATCGCGGTTGTGGATTGGGCGCTGGCAAATCGCGCCGTGCCGGAACCGGAAAGACATGCCGCACTTAGGATGTTGTTTGATGAACTGGTTTGCCAGGCCAAAGCGCAAGACTGCCACTACATTTATAGTTTCACCGCGAACAAGAAATGGGGCTACCGCCTGG